ATCTGACACCGGAAAGTATATCCGGTGCCGCGTAACCGCCACCAACAGCGTCGGCTCCACGGTGGCATTCTCTAACATCCGTGGACCTGTGACCTAAGAAAGGAACTAACAAATGGCTGCAATCTCTGGACGCAAAGTCCGTATCAAGCGCGGCTCAACCGCCGTCGCTGGTGCGCGAGCCGATAGCCTGACGATCAACAATGAGCCGATTGATATCACCGAAAAGGATGACAACGGCTGGCGCAAGTACCTGGCTGATGTCGGAGTGCGATCCATCGATGCCGAAGTGGAAGGTATCCTCGAAGACACCACGTTCCTGGCGCTTGCGGTTGGCACGGCTTCTGCACTGCTCGAAGCCTACACCATCGAGCTGCTTGGACTCGGCTCCTTCACCGGGAACTTCTACCTTGCCAGCTTCGCCGTCACCGGCGAGCAGGCAGATGCCACGACATTCACGGCGTCGATCCAGTCCTCCGGCACCATCACCTTCACGGCATCCTAATGGCTGTCTTCCGCGAGCTTACAATCAACTGGAAAGGGACGGATTATCGCTTCGTCCCTTCCATGAAACTCATGCGCTCCATCGAGATGGGCGATATCTCTTTCACAGACATCGCCGTTCGCACCTCGCAGGGACGCCCGCCGATCTCGCACATCGCATTCGTGCTTTCAAAAATGCTATCCTCGGTCGGATGCAAGGTCACGGATGAGGAGGTCTATGCCGAACTGATCGGCGGATCGCAGGATAAAGTCACCGATCTGATTTCATTCGTCCTGATGGCATTCTCGCCAGTGGAGCAAAAAGGAAAAAATCCAGACGCCCAGAGCGACAGCCAGTCATAGGCGAGGGCGAACATGAGCCTGGCCCGATTGACTGGAACGGAATGTATCTCTGGGCGCGGCAGTGGGGAATACAGCCGTCTGAGTTTTGGGAAATGACAATCCCGGAATGGTGGCTTGAATATGAACTGAACGTGCAGAAAGACGGCGAGAAATTCGCCGGGAAGTTAACAAGAGCCGATGTAGAGGAATTAAAGGAACTGTTGCATGGCTCAGGTTAGCGGAATCGAAGTCAAGTTCAGTGCCGACACAAGTGATCTCGACAAAGGGATCGCCAGTGCCGGGAGCAAGATACAGAACTTCGGAAAGATGGCGGCGATTGGCCTTGCGGGTATGGCCGCAGCCGCTGCCGCTGGCGGTGTGGCTCTTGGTGCATTGACCAGGCAGGCCATCAATTTCGCAGATGAGATTGGCAAGACGGCCCAGAAGATTGGCATGACTTCTGAAAGCCTTTCGCGGCTGGAATATGCTGCGAAGCTTTCGGATATTTCGCTTGGACAATTACAGGTTGGCCTCGGTCAGCTCTCCAAGAACATGCAGGCTGGCGATGATGCGTTTGCTGCGCTTGGGATTAGCGTAACGAATTCTCAAGGCATCTTGCGCGGCACGGAAGAAGTGCTCCTCGATGTCGCGGAACGATTCGCTGGCATGGAAGACGGCGCTGGCAAAACGGCACTTGCCATGCAGATTTTTGGGCGATCCGGCGCTGATCTTATCCCGTTCCTGAATGCTGGCCGTGACGGCATTGCTCAATTGACAAGCGAGGCTGATCGATTTGGTCTCACGATATCAACGCAGACATCAAAAGCCGCAGAGGGGTTTAACGACAACCTGACAAGGTTGGGTGGTGTTTTGACGGGACTGGCGAATAAAATATCTGAACGCTCAGCGCCAGCGATGAAAAACCTCACGGATCGGTTCATCAAGTTTATTGATGAGGGCGGCTATGCCGAATCGATTGCGAATATGATCGGTTATGCAATGGACAAACTGGCCGAGGCTGTCCAATGGGTTTCATCCGCATGGGAAGCCCTGTCGATCAGGTTGAATGCTGCTGGTGTCATGCTCGAATACATCAAGCAGGGACAATTCGCCAATGCAATGGATGCGTGGGCGGCATCTTCAATGCAAGTCGGAAAGGTGTGGGAACGCAACACTGAAATTCTTGCCCAGCTTCGCGGAGAGGTCCAGAGCGTCAACAGCGAGTTGAAAGGCGATCTTCCGACGCCCAAAAGCGCGGCTCCTATGCTGCCAGACACGGGTGGCGCGGGCAACGATGGATCGCAGGATGTCAGTACATCGCCTTCGCAGGAGCCTGGGCGTGCATTTACTGACCGGCTCGCGATGATCAAAGAGCAGTTCGCAACGGAGCGGGAATTGCTTGTTCAAGAATATGCACTCAACCAGCAAACGCTGGATGCCTCACTGGCGAACAAGCTGATTTCCGAACAGCAATATTATGAACTCTCGCAACAACTTGCAGAGGATCATGCTGCCGCCCTGAATGCCATTCAGTCGGCGCGAATCTCGGAAGACTTGTCGAATATCACCAACGGCCTTGGAAGCATGGCAGCGGCCTTCCAGAGCGGCGGCAAGAAAATGCTCAAGGTGTCCAAGGCAATAGCCGCAGCGCAGGCCATTGTTGCCACTATCCAGGCGGCGGTGGACGCAATGAAAAACCCATTGCTCATCGACCCTGCTTCCAAGTTTGCAGCCTATGCCGCTGTCTTCGCCAAGGGCATGTCAGCCGTCGCGGCCATCAAGGGCGTATCTGACTCAGGCGGCGGTGGAGGTGGCGGTGGCGGTGGCGGTGGTGGCCGTGGTGGTGGCATGGCCGCAGGCGGCGGCGCAGCGGCTCCCAGCCCCACGACGACATTCTCATTCACCCTCATGAATGACCCGATGGGCTTCGGAGAGAAGTTTGCCCGTCAGTTCATCGACCAGCTCAACAGCACGCAGCGCAACGGCGGCACAATTCGCGGAGTGATAGCCTGATGGCTGACATCAAGATTAGCGCCCTCTCGGCACTAACCGGAGCCAACACGGCCACGGATGATCTCTATGTGGTCGTGGACTCGAGTGTCCCCGAGACCAAGAAACAAACCCGCGCGGAGTTGTTTCAGAATGTTCCGGCGGCGTCCTTCGCGGGTGCAAATGTCTTCAATGATGCTGGCGCAGATGTCGACCAGCGCATCGAGGGCGACACGGATGCAAACCTTGTCTATGTCGACGCATCAACCGACCGCGTTGGCATCGGCACGGCAACGCCTACTGCGAAGCTGCAAGTGAATGGGTCGTTTGCCCTGAATGCGCCGGTCACGATAACCGCGACAAGTTACACTGTAGCCGCAGCAGACTATGCCATTATCATTGCTCATGCCAGTGGAACACATAACATCACATTGCCTACAGCAGCATCCAGCACAGGCAGGCACTTGTTGATCAAGAAAACAGTCAACCTCCTTGTGCAGTCTGCAACGGCTAACGTTGTTCCGCGCGCTGGCGGTTCTGCTATCCAAACGTTGCTTCCCGGAACCTCTGGAACCTCTGGCGCGTGGACAATGCTCGTTTGCGACGGCACCAACTGGATCATCATGGCGAGTTCATAAAATGACAATTTCCACCGCCAATTACACAGTCGGCTCCAATCAACCACTCAATCATGCGCGCATTCTCTATGCGCCTTTGAGCGGGACTGTGTCTGGCGATGGAACCAATCCCGCCTATGCCGCCAATGACTACACATCGCAGCGGTGGACACTTTCATCCGGCGCGATGAACTGGAATCTCACCACCACCGCAGACGCCGAGATCGATTGCGTCTTCATCGCCGCGCACAATCTTTCCGGCAAGACAATCACCGTCCAGACCAGTTCGACAGTTGGAGGTGCCTACACAACGCGGGCAACCCTGTCTCCGACAGACAACACCACCATCTGCATCATGTTCAACAATGCCGGAACGCCCTACACAATCCGCGAACTCCGCATCGGCATCAATGACGGCACCGACATCGCCATCGGGATCATCAAGGCTGGCAAAGCCCTGCAAATGACAATCCCGATCTACGGAGGCCACAATCCGCTCAACCTCAATCGCGTCACAGAGGCGCAGCAGCAGTTCTCCGAGACAGGACAGTGGCTCGGTCGCATCATCAAGCGCCGCGCCGTGGTCAGCACCTATGAGTGGGATTATCTGACGCCATCGTGGTACGCGGAATACTTTGAACCGTTCGCCCAGACACTGCCGCTTCAACCCTTCTGCATCGCTGGCAACCCCTCCAAGATCATCAGCGACGTCGGATTTGTGTGGACTGACAGCGATGCCCGCCCGACAAACATGGGCGTCCAGGCGTTCATGTCGGTCAGCCTTGGCGTGACAGGATATTACTGATGGCAACCTTCGCCGCGCGGCCAATCGAGATCGTCGAGATCATCCAGCCGATCTGCTCGCGAGTGTTTGGATCATCGCCCTGTCTTGCAACTGGCGATGCGTGCTGGAACACGGATGCGACTTGCAAGTATCGCTCTGCTCTCGACATGAGCAAGACGATCTCGCTTCGCTTTGTCCCTGAGGCCGTCTACGACTGGCAGTCGAACGACATCAATCTCTTGACCGAGGCAGGAGACACGCTGACCACCGAGGCTGGCGATCAATTGATGGTCGATTATTACTATCAGCCCGCGATGGATATTCCGGCTCTTGCCGGATACAACACTGCGCCAACCGTTCTCAATGTGGCATCCGGATCAAAGGACAAATCACCGCTCGGCTATCGCGCCGTCTGCCAGGTCAATGTCAAAGATTTCCCGTGGAACGACATTATCACCGATCCCTATGTTGGAACACGAGCCTAT